CACTTGTTCCTGATGAACCTGAGCTACCGCTTTCTCCGCTTGAGCCAGATGTTCCCGATGAACCTGAGCTACCACTTGTTCCTGATGAACCACTTTCTCCGCTTGAACCACTTGTTCCTGATGAACCTGAGCTACCGCTTTCTCCGCTTGAACCAGATGTTCCCGATGAACCTGAGCTACCACTTGTTCCTGATGAACCACTTTCTCCGCTTGAACCACTTGTTCCTGATGAACCTGAGCTACCACTTGTTCCTGATGAACCTGAGCTACCGCTTTCTCCGCTTGAGCCAGATGTTCCCGATGAACCTGAGCTACCACTTGTTCCTGATGAACCACTTTCTCCGCTTGAACCACTTGTTCCTGATGAACCACTTTCTCCGCTTGAACCTGAGCTACCACTAGTTCCTGATGAACCACTTTCTCCGCTTGAACCAGATGTTCCTGATGAACCTGAAGAACCACTTTCTCCGCTTGAGCCAGATGTTCCTGAAGAACCTGAGCTACCGCTTTCTCCGCTTGAACCTGAAGTTCCACCTGTTATTGTTACTGTAATATTTCCACTTCCATTGTCTGTTACAGTCGCTCCGTTAAAAGTTATTCCTGAAACAGGATTTACTGTTGTTGTACCATCTCCAACCGATAAGGCTGAACCTGACCCTGAAGTAATACCTGTAATTGATACTATACTACCATCACTATTATTTAAAGTTAAAGTTGAGCTTCCACTATTATATGTTCCTCCCGTTACTGTTCCTGTAAACCCTGTAATAGTTACAGTTCCTCCATAGTTATCATATAAACTTAAAGATGTTGTTGCAGAATAATATGTACCACCTGTTATAACAGTATCGTTCATATTTGCAATTTTCCATCTTGCAGTTTCATGAGTTGCTCCACTAATACCTTCAATAGTTGACCCTGTCCATGCGTTAACAAAAATAGCACCCGCTTCCGTACTATTCTCACAAGTCCAGTTAATACCATCAAAACCTAAGGCTCCTGAAGTTTGAGCATTGTTCCATAAAGTTACGTAATTATCAATCACATATTGATATGTTGTATCAGCCGAGATAACATATACCATCATACCCAATCTTCTTCTACCTGAAGAAATCTCATCACTATAAAGTGTTAAAACGTTAGGTATTGAAAATGGTGCATTATAGTTAAATGTTATTGGAATTGAATTTCCTGAATACAATACACTACCTTCCGTACCTGGAGGTATTGTATAAATTAAATCTTGATGCGAATAAACTTCCATGTATCCACCAATATTGTATACACTGAAATTTGTTCCCGTACTGTTATCGAGAGCAACTCCGACCGGTCCTTCGTAGATTGTTCCCGCAATTGGGTTTTGATAGTTAAAGCTCATGTTCTTTTTTTATTTTTTTTATATTAAGGTTGTTCCTTTAAAATAAATATTATTTGCCGAAGCATTTATTCTAAATTCAGGCGATGAATATGTCGTATAAACACGGTATGTTCCTGTAGGAATTGTTCCACCTGTATATGTCACAGTCAAGTTATAATATGACGAATTCAAATTTCTAGCAATTAATCCGTTTGGATTATTTGCAGTGTTAGTTGAAACTTGTGTCATAATCTGACCATTAGTTGCGCCTGTTGAAATATACCAAGTATACCAAGCGTTAGTAGGTGTAGTTCCCGCAGGTATTTGAGTCGTTTGGAATAAGTACGCTGTAATTGGATTACCATACGCATCGACCCCTCCAGTTGTAGGAGAAATTATACCTGTAATAACTGCTGGTGAGTTTATCGACCATCCTGAATAGTTTAGGTAAGAATTCATTTGTTGGTTGAACGTTACCGCATTCGCTGTTGTTGCACCATTAACAAAGAATCCACGGAATGCTGAACCTTGTGATACCATCCAACCGTTAAAGTTAGCGGTTTGTCCTTGTGGTTCAATTGTTAAATACGCAAATAATGGTTGATTAGTTGGTGTTGGCGTAGGAGTAGGAGTTGTTGTTGTCGTATTAGTTGGTGTATTTGTTGGAGTTACACTAGGTGTATTAGTTGGTGTCTCGCTTGGAGTATTTGTTGGTGTATTAGTTGGTGTCTCGCTTGGAGTATTTGTTGGTGTATTAGTTGGAGTTTCAGTATTAGTTGGTGTATTTGTTGGAGTTACAGTTGGTGTATTTGTTGGAGTTTCGCTCGGAGTATTGGTTGGAGTATTAGTTGGAGTTTCAGTATTAGTTGGAGTATTAGTTGGTGTTTCGCTCGGAGTATTGGTTGGCGTTTCGCTCGGAGTATTGGTTGGCGTTACGCTAGGCGTATTTGTTGGTGTCTCTGTGTTAGTTGGTGTGTTTGTTGGCGTTTGTGTTGGAGTTTCTGTTTGAGACGCAGTAATAGAAGGAGTTGGTGTTTGCGTTTCAGTCGCTGTTGGAGTTTGACCAGCAGTTGCACTTGGTGTTGGTGTTTGTGTCTGAGTTGGTGTGTTTGTTGGCGTTTGTGTTGGAGTATTTGTTGGTGTATCACTTGGTGTATTAGTTGGAGTTTCAGTATTAGTTGGAGTATTTGTTGGAGTTACAGTTGGAGTATTTGTTGGAGTTTCGCTCGGAGTATTAGTTGGTGTATCACTTGGTGTATTAGTAGGCGTTGCGGTTAATGTTGTTGTAGTTGTCGGTGTTTGTGTAGGAGTTTCAGTTGGTGTATTAGTTGGAGTATCACTTGGAGTATTTGTCGGTGTTTGTGTAGGAGTTTCAGTTTGAGACGCAGTAATAGATGGTGTAGGTGTTTGAGACGATGTTGCAGTTGGTGTTAATCCTATAGTCACACTTGGAGTTGGTGTATTAGTTGGTGTAGGAGTAGTTGTTGGAGTCTCTGTTTGTGTTGGCGTATTTGATGAAGTATTTGTTGGAGTTTGTGTTATTGTTTGAGTTGGTGTATTAGTTGGTGTTTGTGTTTGAGTTATAGTATTAGTTGGTGTTTGTGTCTGAGTTGGAGTACTAGTTGGTGTTGTAACTGCAGATGTTGCCGTTAACGTAGGAGTCGGTGTTTTAGTGTTTGTAACAGTTGGCGTTGGTGTTGATGTAGGTGTCTCTGTTACCGATGGTGTTGGAGTTGGCGTTACATTAAAGTCTGTTGCTCCTGATTCAGGTACAAAGTCATAAATTGTACTTCCATCAACAGTTGCACTAAATCCTGATAGTTGGGCTGTTTGAGATAAATCAACATAAAGACCATCAATATATGTTTGAGTAAATCCTGAAATGGTTCCACTTGGAATTGTCACCGTAACACTTTGAGTTATTGGACTTCCTGTTGTTGTTTGTAATGTTGAGGTAAAGAATACATTTACATCAATATCAGTTGTGTAAGTTGCAGTTGCCGAATAACCCGCTCCAATAGAACCTGAGAAGAAAAATCCATCGACAATGATTATGTTTTCTATTAAAGCACTCGTTGGTGTAGGTGTTGGAGTTTTTGTTGGAGTTGGTGTTGGTGTTGTCACACAACCTAAAGGAACTACCACTCCATTGAACATATCTGTTCTTGTATAACCTGAACCAAATAAAGATGCATCAACATAAATGCTGAATGGACCTAACGCGTTTGAGTTAGAAGCTAATCTTACGATGTATGTTGTACATGTAGTTGCACTTTGTTGTTGTATTACCTCAGTATCATTACAACCAGCTGCATTATTTACGACTTTTATATTATAAAGTGCCATCCGCGGATTTTATTTAATAAATACCGCAACTATTCTAATTCCTTACTGATAAACTTAAAAAAATTAAAATGAATTATTTTTTAATATTATTTATTAGCAAATTGGGTATGATATGTTTAAAGGCTAAATAAAACAACTTGGGTCATCAATTTTTATTGAATTAATAAAACAACTTGGGTCAGCTAAAGTAACTCCAAAAGTACAAGAAGAGTCTTGAATATTAATATCAACGGTACAATTAGCCATTTCAATAGTAATTTGAAATGTGCAACCAAAAGTACAATCCAATATTTTGAATATTGAACAATTATTGGCATCAACCAATGTCAACATTATTTGAGGAGCAGTGTTAAAGATTGAAGGAATAACAGTATTATAATAAACTGTAGGTGGAACTGCAGAACTTATTGTACCAATCAAAGTTTGATAGTTACCGTAAACATCCGATATGTAAACACTAAACGGATATGCCGTACTTCCTGATATGTCTGTAATTCTTACCTGCGTCATGTTAAACACATTATATCGTAGACAATATTTAATTTAATAATTATTTCTTGTCCGTTTAATGAAAAATTGCTATTACTTGTTTGTATTGTTATTTGGTTATTCAGTTGGTCAATAATAACACCACTAACACCATTAATTCCTAACAATATTGTTCTGATTGTATTATACCATAAATTATCACTTGGTCCAACATTCAATGTTGTTGCCGTAAAGAATGGTACGCTTACTGAAGTTCCTAATGGGTTAACAAGAACTTGGGCTGTATATATCGCTGTAATCAAATTACAATTTGTGTTACCTGATGTAAGGTCAGCGAAACCTTCATTCATCATTTGAAGTAATCCATATTTTGTTGGTGATTGTACTTGGAATAATTCTGCTCCCATTGCATAACTTTCATAAGAAACATATGATGTTGCACAATTTATTGAAGTTGTTCTTCTCAATGTACATCCTGTTGAATCTGTTATAACAACACTATATGTTCCGGCAGTTAATGCTGAAACTTGTATTTGTTGTGGATTACCTGAAACATTATTTGACCATTGATATGTAAATGGTGGAGTTCCTGACGTTATGAATGCTGTTATAGTTCCACTTGTACCTCCACCACAAGAAGTACTATAAAGTGAGTAATCAAGTTGTGGACTTGACGCAACATATACATTTGTAGTTTGAGTACAACCTGTTGCGTCATTAACTGTAATAATATGTTGTCCTGAAGCAACATTTGAGAATGTTACTGCAGTTAAAGTTGTATCTATAAAGTTAGTTACTCCGTCTAAAGAAAAATCAAATGGTTCTGTTCCACCTGATGTTCTGGTAACCGTAATTTTTCCATTTCTTTGATTACATGATGTTCCTACAACACTTGTTGAAATTGTGAATGTATTTTCTGCATATATCGTTTTTTCATCTATGTAACTACAACCTGAAGAATCACTTACTGCAACAGTATAGGTTCCTGTTGTTAATTTTGGAAAAATAATACTTGTTTGAGAATTAGTAATTGCACTTGTACTACCATCGGGTCTAACTAATGTATATGTATATGGTAATGTTCCACCAATCACTGTTATTTGAATAGAACCATCGGTACTTGAGCATGTTGAATTTAGGGCATTAACTGAAACACTTGAAATTCCTTGTGGTGTTTGTAATGTTGTTCCAGCATTAAGAGTACAAAATCCTGCATCTGTAACTAAAAAATTATATTGACCAGCTGTTAAATTACTAATTGTATATTGTTGAGAATATGATATTAAAACATCTCCTGTTGATGCAGAATAATAATATGGTGCAGTTCCTCCTGTAATAATAAGAGTAATACTTCCATTTTGTTGTAAACAGCTTGGTGTTGTTGCGGTAAATGAACCAAATCCAATTGGGTCTACTCTTGTTACCTCAGCAGAATGAGTTACTTGGCAATTTTTAGAATCGGTAATTTGGACAGAATAAGACCCAACAGTCAACCCTGTAATTGTGCTACCCGTTGTCCCATTACTCCAAAGATAAGTGTAAGGTGAAACTCCTGTCATACCTGTAACCATTACTTTACCTATAGGAGTACCTCCGCAACTTGAGTTTGGCACCGCATATAATCCAAAATCAAATGGTGGCGAACTTTCAATAATAAAACTTTCACTTCTACCCGTACAACCACCCAAATCTTGAGCAACCATGTAATAAGTTGATGCAGATAAATTACTAAACACAACATTTGATACGTTTGTGACTGCAGAACTTATTAAATTATTAGAATTATTATATAAATAATAATTTGTTGAAGAATAATCTGATGTTGATGTCCCTGTAACCGCCCCATTATTAAGTTCACAAGTTGTATTAGTAATTCCAATAACACTGGCACAAACTCCGTCTGAAACAGGAATATTAATATAAAATTGTAAGTTAGTTGGTATTGTTGAATCATTAACTCTAACAACATACGTGTTAGGTACTAAACCACTCCTATATGATGATAAAACTGCTTGGTCTTCTCCTAAATCAGGAGCTGTCCATTCAATGGTATATGGTGCGGTTCCTCCTGTAGGAATTAAATTAATTGCACCGACACCTACCGATTGACAATCTCCAGTTATCTGTAATATGTAATTAAACGCTGCCATTAATTTGTGTTACAATTTATATCTATCATTATACCTGCATTTAAACTCACTAATTCATTTAAATTTTTTGGTTCACAAGTTAAACTTGTAATTCTTAAGTTATTTCCATTAAGGAAATAAGTAAACCCATAATCATATAACTTTGGAAGAGATTCAATTAATGCATTTCTCCATTGTCTATTTGTTGGTACATCGGTACTTCCATATCCTACATAAAATAATGTATTAATTATTGTATCAGTTCCAATAGTTAAATTAACATACCAATCTGATTGAATAGAATCTGCAATACATTGTGTTGGTGATAAGTTATTTTGAACTAATAAAGCAGTAACTCTATTATTTAATATTGCACTAAAATTAGAAACATTCGCATCTCCATTTAGCCAAGGGTATATATAAAAATCAGCATACTCGGTTGCACAGTTATATTGGAATATATTTCCAATAATATAACAAGGGTCTATTGGTACAGGAATAAATTGACATCCTCTTTGTCTTCTATAAACAAACTTTTGTTTTTGTAATATGGAGTTCTCATATCTAATACCTCCATTCCAAATTGTTGTGGCAGGAACCATTTGCTCTACCAACTTCAACCAATAAGGTCCAATTCCTTCAACGTAATCAATTAATTTTTGATATGTGTATTTGTTATTAGGTACCCCCACTGTTTCTTCAGATTGAATATATTTCCACCAAAGTGATTGTAACGTTGGATATCCTCCTGTTTTACCGTCACTGATATATTGTCTGTTTCTTGTGTTAATCATATTCTGCCAAAAAGTTTGAGAGAATTCAAAGAATGTTTTCTTCTTTGGTTGTGGGTCAACAAAAGTCCAGTCAACACCACCTGGAACAGGATATCCAACAGTTAAACCTGATTCGGGAATAGGATAGTCATATTTAACTGATGAGTCCCAAATACCATAAACTAATCCTTGTCCAGGATTCATAAAGATATCTGTAATCTTAACATTTAATACCAGTTTTTCATTATCAACAAAATAATAAGCATTGTAATCACCTTGAGTTGATACTCTTATTTTAGTATCATCTTTTAACCAAGATTTATTATTATCAACTATTTTACTTAATTTAAATCCTTCCGTCATATAAGGGAAATCTCTAAATCTATTCAAATATGTTTGTCCATAAGTGAATGGTAAAAGTTGAGTTTGTATATCATAGTTTTGTCCTGTATAGACATTCCCATTAACTTGAACATTATCAGGGCTTCTATGTTGTGGTGTTGATTCATACCAACCAGATCCTATTTGGAAAAAGAATTTCTCAGTATCAATTGGTGCTCTTGGATACCCTTCAAGATCCATAGGATATTCTTCTAATCGTATATTAGTATCTTCATATATTGAACTTGATGTAAATGCGGTAAATGTTTGTCCTTTTACTTTGTAAGTATCTCCGGGGATATATGCTGGTGAAGTATTAACATATGTTCCTCCTGATATTTGAGCAAATTGTGTATAGAACTGGTCAAGATTTATTTTTTGGTCAGCCAAATAGATATGTTCATTATATTCAATTAAAGAATCTGGTGCTCCAATCAATCTCATAATAAATTCAACTGACCTTCTTGTTCCTTTTGATTTAAACAAATAGGCAGCATTTAAAATAAGATTTCTATAAAAATTATAATTTATTTCTGTTGGAGTAAGTGCTCTAGCATAACCTGGATATGTTGGTGTATTTGTATTACCAAAAATAGACCCTAAAAAGTCTTCATTAGTTATAGGTGAAAAATTAGAAGTCCATCCTAATGTTTGGGCTAAATTAACTAATAGTTGTGAAGGAATATCATTCTCAGGATTATAATTTACTGAGTTCATATAAGCCAACGCATCAATAAATTGTTTTACTTGGTCAAAACTTCTACCATATATTTGTAAGACCTTTTCAACTTTTCTACCGAGTGTATCAAAATCTTTTAGTGAATCACTTACCAAGAATCTTGAAATTAAATTTGTTTTAAACTCATCCAAATTAATAGCAATTACCTGTAATTGTTCTAAGTAACTATCAAAATTAAATGACCTAATATCTAAATTCCATAAACCATCTTTTGGCCATGTAACTTGTTCATTATTGGTATAATATTGACCCGCTTCATTTTGTTGTGGTACTTGGAATACTGCAGTATATTCAGGTCTAACCAATCTATTGATTAAGAATTTCTCTACTTCATCAAAACTTTCAGAAAATACTTTATCAACAATAAAATCATTTGGTCTAATTAGATAATTTAAATTGACTTCAGTATTTCCTGTCCCAAATGGTGCACCCTGAACATAAAATTCTAAATAACCACTTGTAAGACTTACCGATGGAGAAAATCCAAGTATTTTAAATATATTATTTTCACCTTGGTCATTTGTAAATGCAATACAATAATCAAGATACGTATCATACAAATTTCTATATGGAGATACAGTAATTTCTCTCGCACTTAAGTTAGTTGAAGCACTATATGAATAATCAATATCAAATGGATTATTAAACCTATCAACATTTACTTTAAAATTAGTTTCATTCTGAACAGAATTATATGATATATTATAAGCCGTTGATGCAGTAACAAATGACATGTTATTAAACATCACATCAATTGCCGCAGGGAAATAATTTATAATATGAAGTACAGAAACACTAAATCTTTTAGATAGAGCTCCATACAATGAGAAATTAAGAACTTGAGAAACATCATAATTTGGATAGACTCTAAATTGAGTTGCCATAATACGTCTGCTTTCCGTCAAATCCTCAATATTCATACTATCAAGAGTCATCGGTTCAGAGAACGCACCTACATTAAATTTTCTATTAACTTTTTCAGTTACTCCTGTAGTAAATTCAAAATTACCTTGCGTAAGACCTCCCCCTTGCACGGTTTGTAACCCCACAATATTATCAGAGAAAGTCGCCGCACCACTACCAGGTACTGGCGGATAAAAATATTTTGTACTTTTTATCGTTGTTGCCATTATGTAGTTATATTTGTAAAGTTTTTACTAAAATCAATATTACCACCTCTACTCTGTCTAACCTCATATAACAATGCGTTAAATTGGTCTCTAATTTCGTATAGGTTGTATTGTCTGTAAATATTATTTTGAGAATCGTAGATTGTATACACACCATCATCCATAGATTTGGTTTGATTACCGTAAAGAGCAATCGCAAGAGATGATATGTCGTATTCAACCATTTCAACTTCTATTGAAATTGGATTAAAGTAGGTATTTGAAATAATAATACCTTGACTTGGTTGTCCAATATATGGAGTAGCGTTTGGTTTGTTTGAAGGTGATGATGAAGGTGATAAAGTTAAAAACAATAAATTAGCACTTCCGTCAACGTATCTATATCTAATAGATTTTTGAGTTGTATTAACTTCATTGGTAACAACTGGTTCACAAAAGAAACATGAAGTTACCACTCTAAAAAAGTTTGGTATTTTTGAACCATCAGCATTTAAATATTCTACTCTAAATCCAACAAGTCCTTGTGATACAAATTTATTTTGATATTGAACAGGAACATTTGTTAAATCAACAACAATACCTTTAACATTTGGTAAGGCACTTAATACTCCACAATCCGTAATTGTTGTTCTAATCTGAGCTGGTCTTACATATAAAGTATAAATTCCAAGTGCATTAAATTGTTGTGCCGGTAATGTAAGGTTATATAATCCTCCTAATACTTCAACACCGGCATTTCCACCTGTTTCAGAATTATTAAAATAAGGCTTTAAAACACTTTGTGCGTCCAATGATGTAAGGACATAGTTATCTGTAACATCTCTAGAGGGTGTATATACCATTTGAATTTCCACATCTTGTGGTGATACATCTGATGGTCTAATTGTACCGTATGAACCTATTGACATAATTTAGTTTTTTAATAAATAGTTTAAGGATTCTTTTGTACGTTAAAAAATCCATATCCGTAATTTAACATATCTCCCAAGTTATCCACTTCTCCCAATCTTTGTACTCTTTCATACGCACTATTTTTTCCACGTTCCATGAAGATATCCGTTTGTATCTGTGGTTGGTCCATTACTTTAAGTAATGCTTCCAATTTAGTGATTGGAACTGCTGTTAAATTACTATCCGTGAATCCTGAAGATTCTTGGAAAAAAATGCTTGTTCCGTCAGCATAATCATAAAAGTTTATTCCTGTAATTGTATACGCACTATAAATGGCATCCATATTTGTTATTGAACCCCATATTTGACCATTTTTAATTACAGGTACTCCAACTTGATATTTTGGATTTCCATATAATGCCAATTCTGTTATCCTTGATGTTGTTATTCCAGAAACAATAAATGGAACATTAACATAATTGTTTGATGTTTGTGCCGACACAACATTAACCGCATCCCCTGAAAATATATAATCATAACTAACTGGAGTTCCGAACCAATTTCCTCCTGCCGGAGTAAAATATGCGGTACCTTGTTGATTATAAATGGTAACCTCAGAATAAGGTAAAGTAACGGTCTTTTTAATCTTTGTAATTCCCCATGGGTTAACTTGTTCCAACATTATCTCATATGTCTTATTGGCTGAAGGATATACGTGAGATATTGAATTAGGAGTATAGGCTGTAACAGGTTGCAATTGTGAACCATCACCCCAACTAATAACATATTTTGATAAATCCAAAAACTTTTGAAACTCACTTGAGGTATTATACACATAAACTTTATATGGGTCTTCAGTTGTTGATGAAAATATAAAATTAGATACAACATCTTTCTGAAGAACAGCTCCATCAAATTGCGTATAATATCCAGCATCAATTGCCGTTTGAGTTAAAAGTATGTTAACCGTAAGTCCCGTTAATAATGAAGTACCATAAGTTCCTCCACTTACCATTTGAGACATCCCCGAATAAACGCCAACAGTTTCACCACTCCAATCTACGGTGGTTAAATCTGCACTAACAGTCTCTGGGGATACTATAAAATTATAATCTGCCATTATGGGTTAACATATTCATACCATTTTATGGGAAGTGGAGTTCCCTCTCTGTTTCCTGTTATTGTATTAAACACCTGATAAGTTCTCTTATCATAATCCAACTTAACCTGATAATAGAAATATGTCAAATTATCAAAATTATGTTCCCCTTGAATCGTTGATTGAGGGACATTCATCATTTTGGTATAAGTTCCAGTCATTGCATTAAAGAACTTGGCAGACATATAAAACGTATCAATATTTAAGAAAGTTCTTTTCTTTAACCAATAAATAAAATACCCCTCCTTATCTCCAATATAATCCAATACAAAATCAGGCATTTTAATCGTCACAGGTTGTCTTTGTAATATCGCATCCTTCTTTAATCCTTGCTGTGTTGGTATTATTATAGTTATATAATTCTTTTGTTTTTTATCATCTGTTGAATCATATAAATCTAATTTGAAAAACGAATTGGCAAAATTATTATCATAATAATATATGTTCCCTGTGGTAAAACCTTCACTTCTATAATCCAATCTCCAATTCAATGGATTAGTTAAAGTTCCTCCAGAATAAAAATAAAATTGATACTTAATCGCAGTTTCTTGAGATGTTCCCGTAAAAGGAGCGTTTGCAAACCTATCAATCTCAAAATCTCTTCCAACCCCAATTACTTCAGTAATAATCTCTTTTTCATATTCATCAACACTTTGGTCCAATCCCAAATAATCCCAATCTAACTGAATAGGAATATTAATTTGTTTTGCAGTTAAAGTATTCTGCCTAATAAAAAATTTACTCACATCCATCTATCAACGGTTTAATAGGATAATCAACTCCAAGTAATGAAGAGTTAAAGTTTATTCCCTCTGGGATTAATCTAAATACAACATCCGCAAAAGGATATTGGGCAGTATTAAAGAACGGATAATCAACACCTCTCTTTAAATTATCTATAAATCCAAAAGTATATAAATCTCTCCATCTGAATTGTTGGTCAGATTTTGAAAAATAAGAATATGATGGAACTTGATCGATAAACTTAAGGTCTCCTGTTTCAACATAATCCGAGAATACCCTTAAAGTCATCTTGTTGTGTGGGGTATAATAAAATCCTGGTGAATTTTGATCTGTCGTTCTTGTTGTTTGAAAAATATTTTGATTATATTTTATTTTTTGATAATAAGGTGAAACAACTCTTTCCAATTGTTCATAGTTATTCCATTCACAAAAATCCCCATCAATAATATCATCTTTTTTTAAGTCTTGATTAAAATAAAAAGTATATGTTTTTCCACTTTGGCTTCTTGTATATGAAGATACTGGTATATTAGTACTGGAAATTTCATTTGTTGTACTCCAATAACTATTTGATACTTTTGTTAGGTTAAATTCCCATCCTTGTTTTAATCCAACGTTATTAAAAGGATTATTAAAATATCCCGTATATCCTTTATTTATTACAGTCAAATATAACTCACTAATAGGTCTTTTTTGATTATCTAATAATGTAGTGAAATCCAAGTCATAGTTGGCAGTTACATTATACGCATTACTACTTGTTAATTGAGATATCCTCGTAACTTGATTTGGAGTTATAGAACTATACTCTAATTTTTTTGTTTCATTAAAAACATTCTTTTCAAAACCAATTTTGGTCATTACCGTATCCTCCAAATTCGTTAATATCTTATGTTTTCTAACATAATACTTTGACCTTGTTTCTTCTAAATTAGTAGGATTTATTACTCTTTTAAATGTTCCAGTAATATTATTATTAAACGTTTTACCAGTATATCCAATATTATAAACATTAAAGATGTATTCCGAACTATCAAATAAATTATTACCTAACGAGTAAACTTGAAATAAAGTTGTTTTGTTATAAGCAAATGATAATTCAACATATTCTCCAACGGTAAGCCCATGTGGTGCAATACATTGAAACGCGATTATTGAACTGCCGTTTTGCTGACTGTTTTTAATAATAAATGGGATTCCTGTTGATGCTGTCCAAGTTAGATTGGAATTATTTAAATTAAAATATAACTTCTTACCATAATCATTTTCATATCCATAACTTAAATAATATGTCCAATTATAGGTATAAGCGCTTTTTGCTTTATAAGTAATATGTTGGTCATTTATCTCAGGTCTAAAAAAATCAAATTCATAATATTGCGGTAATCCTTTCCATGTTCCACTTGACATTGAAACTTCTGGCTGAGTATAATAAAGATTATATTGGAATGGTGTATATGTTGTTGTTCCTGTATATGAATTACCATATATGTATGTAAGTTTAAATGTTGGTCTGAATATTAAACAAGCTTGTCTTTCATCATCATATACTTGAGCTAAACTAATGGTGCTACTTCTATCATATTCAATAATAGATTGACTTTTTTCTTCTAAAGAAATTGGTATCTCTTGGTCAATAGATGGTGCTGATTGATACTTTAATCTACTCGGTATGATTTTATAGTTATTCAATGATAGAATATTTTGTTTTAAATTTATCTAACGCTGTTTCACCTTTAATAGTACCAAAGTAAAAATGAAATGGTGCTCCCACTATAAACTTGTCACTTGTTGCTCCCGCTGTAGAATAAACTCCACTTGAGTCGACACTAAAAATATAACCTCTTGCATATAAATCATTAACACTTGATGTTGATGGTCTAAAGTAATTTGGAATAGTCTCACTTGTCCTATCTAATCCTTGGAATCTTTTGTTTTGAACAATGTCTTCTTGGTCTGTTGCCCAAGTATTATTTTCATCACCAAAAATTGTTGTAATGTTAGATAATTTCCACTGATAGAATGGTGTTACCTGTGATTTAATACCATACGGATAAGGGTAATAATTTGCATTATCGTTAGTCCTAAAATCAATTCTTCCTGGTGTTAAATAATCTTTAAATTGAATGTCATTTGTTGTTGATGAGAACCAAACACACATAATTGGGTGTAGAGGGGTTCCCAATATATTTACAGAATCAGTTGTTGAACCTGAAACCGTTTCATAATACTCAGGTGAAAATTTTATGACCCCCTCTTCAGAATTAATTGAAAGAAGTTGTGCCAAATCACCATCAATTCTTTTATCGGTTCTACTGAATAGTTGATTTAAAGAGTTGTCTCCAAACTCAATAATTTTTCTTAAAAATCCTTCGTCTGTAATTCTTGAAATAACAAATAAGTTAACTAAATCAGATGTATCACCATAGCTAGTTGAATCTAAATTAGGCATTACATACCCTTTTGTTTCAGGGTTAAAAGTTATCTCTTGATAAAAATAATCTTTCATTCCTAAATTCATTATTGTTGTTGGGAACAGTAAGTTTCTTGTGTTTACTGACGTAGCATCTGGTGCCGGTATTCCAACAAATTTAGCAGAACCTGTATTATAAGGACTACTTCTATAGTAAAAATTGTTTGTTTCAGATTCAAAATAAACTAAATCACTACAATAAAGAGAATATGCTTGGTTCTTATTATTATATCTTGTATCAACTTGTATTGGGAACATATACAGACTTCCGCTAACCCAGTTGTTCATAAATGATTGAGATAAAACTCCACGACATAATCCATAGAAAAATCTAAACCTGAAACTCCATTCTGAGTATGTCGCAAAATCATCTTTAATTGTTCCTAAATTTGTAGGGTTTTTCATGAACACATAACACCCATTTTCAACAGGGTCTTCCTGTGTACATTGTTGGTTTACTTGGAAATTTGTCCCTAATCCCTCATAACATCCTAACCCAACCATACTCTCACAATTAAAACTTTCAAGTACGTTTGTAACACCAGGTAAGTCCCCTAAATCAGGAGATACTTGAGATGCTCCAAAAGTATTACTTGAAGTGGTAATATCTTCACTATCAGTGTTAATCAAATAAAATGTAAATGAATTATTTTGTTGTAGTATTGATGGGTTGTTTGAAAAACTACCTCCGTCAAGTACATCTGAAGTTGGTAGTCTATCTGTTCTTACAATATTTTTAACATCGTTATTAATTAACAATGTTGGTCCATAAAGATTCGAAGTGGAAAATAAACTTGGCGTAAAATAATAATACCCCATCTGTGTTTCATCTGAAATTGTTCCTCCGTAATTGGTACATTGAATAAAAGATAATCCTGAAACATCTTCACTATTGTCATATTTTCCAGCATTTGCTCCAACCTCATAAAAACCATTCGAACTTTTACTTACAACCGCAGAATTTAATATTTGTTCTTGTGAGGACTGTGCAAAAAATGATGATTGTGCACCATAATAGGCTAAATTTGTTGTATTAAACCCTGTAAACATTCCACCAGGTACTGTACTTCCCGATACTCCAGGTTTAAAGAAATACGACTGATAATACATGTCATTAGTAGTATACTCTTGAATAGTTGTTGACGAGTTATTTAATGCTTGAATAGGTATGTTAATTCTTGTATCTGCTGTTACAATAAAGTTAGGGTCATCAATATTACTACCAAATAATCTACCTAAACTATAAACGTTTTTATATTTAGGAGAATACGGGTCAACCCCTCTTTGTAATATTAAAATGTATTGATTTTCTATATTATCAAAAGTATCAAAAATTGTTACCGATTTTCCATCAGTTATATTAAAATTTGAGAAACCAAACGAACGTTTAAAAAGACCAAACTGTATTGGAGTTGCTAAAACATTTGGAAAAGATTGAGTGCTACCAGAATTCCAAATTTTTGCAGCGTCAGCAATTGTAATCGCAGTTACAACTTGGAAATATTCAATATCAGCCGGATATTTGTAATTAGTTGTGTCCGAACCAAATGGTAAATTATAACTTATTGTCTGTGAGTTTGTGTACTGTGATGTTGCATATGTAACATTGACTGTGGTTGCACTAGCTCCATTGTAAGTTTCTCCACTGATACCTGTCTCTATACCATTAACCGTATCCGCTGTGTACGTCCAGTTTATATCGGTTGAGCCCGTTATAGAAACAGTACTTAATAAATCGCCAGCATTATACTGTATATTAGATAATACGGTAATTGTATTATCTAAATGAAATTTATTTATGTTAGAGTCTCCAGCAAAAGTTACTTTCACGGAATTCAATCCTGTAAAAAAATTAGACCTTTGATTAAATAAATTAATTCTTTCACCCATAGGTAAAGATTTTGATGCTGCAAATCGAGGCCTACCATCACTAAAACTTAGTATTTCAGAATATGGAATTTTATATCTTGATGGGTCTGATATAGCCGCCAATGCACCAAATCCTCCAACTGCTTGAGATGATATTGCCGCCCACTTTACAACATTTTCAGAAATGTCTTCAGGATTTGATGCCGTGTAATATTGTTCAAATTTTGTTTGATACTGAGACGCTGATGATAGATAAGTTAAAGTACCTGTTGGGAGATAGTTTGTTGGTCCTCCTGAATTATTTATTGGAAGTGTTTGTGCTGATTGTTTACAATCACACGCTTGACATTCGGGATATGTTATCATTGGTAATCTAAACGAATAATCTCTTTTTTGATTACAATTAATCCCTAACAGATTACATATAAATCCAAAAGGTCTTACGTTTATGACTGGTATTTTAATACCACATATCCAACAAAGCGCATTTATTAATGTTAAATAAATCCACAACACCAAATGCATCGCAAAAAGAATTGCAAGAGCTAATGGCGTTATTAAAGTCATTAATATTGAGAATATAAAAAATAATAAATCAAAATTTCTAAACCCGTCGTTAACAGGAAACTTATTTATTGTGCTTTCACAATCGCTGCTATCAATTTCTTTAATTCCAATAAATCTACCTTTAGCGCCTTTTTTATACTCATCGATTAATCCGGCAACAGTATAAACTTTATTAAACTTGAACTCATAAAATGTATCTTCACAATCTATTACTTCATTTAATCTATTTGTTTTTTGGGTTCCTATAAAACCATTTGTATAGCCGCTCCAAGATAATCCGAAATAGTAAGAACTTTTTGTTTGTAGGGGATCGGGCCCATACTCTTTAACATTTGGAACCAAATAATTAGGTCTTCTAGTTTGAGTTGTTAATGCCGCAGGTTGTTGCCATTTAATTTTAAATCTGTACTTAGCTTTAGTTGGAATACCGACTGTTGGGTTGTTAGATATAACTTTTTCACCAAATTGGTTTGTTATCAAATAATCTAAATTCATTGGTAACTCAGTCAACCATACTCCACTTCCATCAATAACATTACCCGCCTGTTCTAATTGATATTGTTCTAATATCGGATTTCCATCAGAATCTTGTTGTATTGTTTGTCTTAAGGCTAATATTTGTCCAGGCCCTGACGATAAAGAACAAAGGTTTCCCATATCATCTCTTGGTTTACAATTTTTTCTAACTCTATAGGCATCAGATGTAGAATACACAGAACCCATGAATGTTGAAGTTGGTTGTATATCTATATTAGCACTATCTCTTAAATCAAAATCTACTCTATTAATAGCAATTTGGCATAAATCAGGGTCTCCCCACAATGGAGATATTTCAGTATTAACAAATAAATTAACAATTTGCGGTAATGAATTAAGGTCAGTTGAAGTTCTGAATTGATTTCCAGCAACTTGAGCCTCAGTTGCAATACCCATTCTAATTAAATCTTGAGGGGTTAAAGAGAATTCACCAATATCAGATAAGTCAACATCCATAACTAAAGTTTGTTGACCTAATGGAACTCCCATAATCATATAATCACCACTCTCATTTGTTTTGGCAGTAAACTTATAATATTTGTCATATATTTCTACGACAGTACTTGCTGTTAATGCATCATTTCTTGAAGGTAATGTTCCTGTTGCTGCATGTTTTGAATATGATTTTTCGTAAGGTAATAAATTGTATCTATATCCATCTGAATTCTTATCAGATATAGATTTGTAGGGATATATACTTTGAATAATAGGATTTGATTCATCAACACTTTCAATAGGAATGAATATGGAAACTCTTGCATTTGGTAATCCAAATCCACCATTAGCTGTTATTCTACCAACCACTACACCATAGTCTGCACAACTTCTAGTATAGATATCTGATTGTTGAATCTTTAATGAAAGAATTTCAAGAAATTCAAACTCTTGGTCTAATTGAACATTAATTGTTTTATTAATCCCGAGCTCTGTTTGTATCCTGTATGATTGACCCATCTAATGCCTTTAACTATAAATAGTTTATGTGGTATTTTATAAAAAAAATACACCACTTTAAATTATAGTTTAAAGATGTTAAAAATAAACTTATGAGAATGTAACTGATTGGAAGTTCTTAACTGATACTCTAATATCTTTGTTTGGATATCTAATTTGATATACTTGTGATGGTTGTGCAAATATTGTATCATCTACAGGCCCAATTAATTTTGTTTCAGGATTAGAATAAACCATTGATGTTTCAGCGGAAGAATATTGTCCTCCTACTTCATTATAGATATCAAGTCCTGCAACAGTTAAAACCCCATTAAGATTTTGAATTATACTTCTAATTTCAGATAGATATATATTCTGCCCAAGCTGTCTTGTTTGTGGATTGAAATATGTTGAAATTGCATCAATTACTGATGAAATAATTTGACCTGAATTTTGTGCAGCATCTAACACAATTGATAAATCCACACTAACATCAATTACCTCTGCAGTAAAAATTGAAATATAGTCATTCATCATTCTATAGTTAGATAAATAATTGGCAATATTTTGTTTTAAAGTATTTGAAACAACATTAGTTAATTTACCTGAAGTATCATATGATAATATTTGAATCATTATTTTATTATCATTTTCAGTTATAGATACTTTAGCTGGTGCTCCAAATTGAGCTGGCATATTTCTAATAATTGATTCATAATCTTGTACGGTAACCGCTCTTTTTTGTGCCGAGAAGTTAAAAGATACATAATTTCTAATCTCTTCAATTGTTGGAAGTCCTGACCCACCAATTGCCGCAGTTACGTTATTACATCTTAAAGAACTAACTACAGATGAGTTTGTTGCTTCAGAAGGTCCATTAACAAAGAATGATACAGTTCCAATTTGATTAATTACATTAGTTCCTAAATTAGTTTGTAATCCACCACCTACTCTATATTGAATAAATAATGTTGAGTTAGCTTTCAATGCCGATCCTAAAGAAAAGTTATTTGAATATTTCTGTAGTTCTAATGTTGTACCATAAGTAGTAAATTGGTCTAACGCATCTTGAGCAGTATTTGTACCTCCACCAAATGTTAATTTTTTAAATCCTTCTCCGGTGTATTCACTAATAAATCTATCTTGAGTTTGAATATATCTACCAACTTTAATTCCTGGTTGGTCTGAAGCCTTTGTTGGATCTTCAATAAAAACTCTATCTTCTGCTAAGGCATCTACTTCATACCATCTATTTGTTAATCCCATAAATTCAGCTGATGTTGGTACATTTGTATATTGTGTTCCATCTTTTAATAAAACACTTGTAATACCTAATACATTTTTTTCAGGTAAAAATAATTCAAAGAATGGTTTTACATCATTAGGACTGATAGTTCTTTTGAAGACTTTTGTAATACCATTAACAACAATTTCTCTTTTGGTAATTGTATAATTCAATAAAATTCCATTAGAATTAAAATTTGGTATCTTTAATCTATTAGGGAATCCTTGGGCATTATATGGTGAAAAAAAATCAATATCATATATGTTTTCAAATACTAATCCTGCCCCAACAACTTGAGACCCTCTTAATAAGGTTCCAAGATATCTTTCATCCTCTTTATCTCCAAATGCTGGTACTGTAATTGAGAAGTCAACTAAAGAAACTGAAGGCCTTTGTCCTGGTAATTTTAACCCATAAGTTCTGGCTATGTTATAAACTGAAGATTTTTGTTGTGCGTATTGAAGTACTGTTTCTTGAATACTTCTATCAATATGATAATGTAAGTTATCTGCAACAGCAGCATTTAAATCCAAGAATACTGAAAATACAGAAGCATCATTAAAATCTTGTATTAATTCAGGATAATAAGTTCTCACGTAATTTTGTAATTCCGTTCTTATCGCTTGAAAATCTCTGGTTGTATAAGGTATTTGACGGCTAGCCATTTATGTTAAATATTGATAATTAGAAAATCACTCTGTGCAAATGTTTGTCCATTTGTAGAATAATCTATTTTTATTTTTGCAGTATACTCTGAAGTTCCTTTACCAGGAAGTCTATAAATTGAAGATTCACTGGTTCCTACAAAATTTTGACCTGTTGCAATATCAACTTCTTCTTGAGGATCTGCTGGTGTAATTGTTATCCCATTAATTAAAAGATTTGGCATAAAGTTTTGAACCGCATCTCTAATATCGGATTGAATTGCATCAAATGTTAAACCATCAAAGGGTTCAAAAAGAAATTCATATAATCTTGTTCCAAATGTTGGTAAATAATATCTTGAACCTTTCCTAGTTAATAAAAGATGTAATAAGTCTGATTTGATTTCATCTTTTTGAAATTGTGTAAGCTCTAAGTAATCTCCACGAATAGAATCATTAAAAGGAAACGCAAGACCATATGTTGTACCATTTGCCATATAACATAAATATACTTGGATTATTTTTTTATTAAAGTAGTATTCCCTTTTTGCGCATTTGGTTCGTAAGGGCAATGTTTACACCCTTTCCCACAACATGATCCTCTATTCAAAAGAAAATAAGTAGTTAAGACAAAAAGTCCCGACTGTTCATCTATGTAATAATCTAAATCTTCAACTAATTTACTCATCAATTTCCTTTAATTGAACCGTAAATTACATTTACGATGTTCTGTACTAAGTTATCGTTTGACATTTTCACTTATCAATTTACAAATTTTAATAAAATAATTTTGTTCAAATTTATTTTTCATAATATTAACATCCTTGTGTGTCCATTGTACATTTCCAAATACATATCCTTTTGATGAATCAATTCGATCTAACGAGGCGGTATATGACCTATCTTTTCCGTGTCTAGGAAATGTTAATAATTCACCAGTTAATACACATTTTCTATTTTGTTCCAAAAACAAATTCCAAATGTATTCTATGGTTAAATTAAATTCTATTTTTCTTCTTCCCTTTGTACCCCTAGAACCACGGATAATTAATCCCCAAAAATTACCTGAAATTTCACCAAATCCCCCCCATTGTGGATGGTTACCACCAATCTTATTTTTATTTATACACCCACAACTTTTTGTTACACCTTGTCTTAAATGTGTTAATAAAACATTTGTTGTATTTCCACATTCACATTCACAAACATACCTAATGTGACCATTCCTTGTTTTAGAATGTTCATTTATAACTTTTAATTTTCCAAATTTTTGATTAATAATTTCTAACTTTTTCATATTTCACAGACTATAAATATAAATATATCAATAATCTGTGAAATACTATTAAGTTTAGTTTATTCTAACAATATCACATGACCCATCAGTACCACTACAAGCTTGTGCTGCGAAGTCACTTATGTCTTTATATTGTGGTTTATCTAATATTTCACCAAAATTAACCTCTCTAAATTGACGAGTAATTGTCTCCCACTTATAAAATAAATGAACATCTTTTAAACAATAAATCATTCTTGTAAGGTCTCCTTTAAAGTAATTCTTAGCGAATTTCTTTGCTCTTGATAACCAATATTTCTTTAATAATACTTGTTCTCTTGTTCCACTTACTACAATAGAATCATCCAATAATGTATCACAAGCTAACCATAAATTTTCATTAAAATAATGTAATCCATCAATAATTAACCCTGAAGCTAAAACTGAACCTTTACCATATGTCTCAACTAATTCATCCAAATTCAATACAGATGTAAATGGTGCCTGATTAAAATCTTTATCACCATAGTCAGACATAAAACTAACCGCAGTAAATAAATCTCTTTCGTTCCATATATAATCAACAATTACATCTTTATCATCAATGATTACAGTACAACTTGTATTATGGTTAACACCTTGGTAAGCACATAACTCATGATTAGTTCCAGCATTCACCCAATTCTGTTGAACCAACTTAATTAATTCAAGATGTTTAATACCTTTCATATCTTTCTTGAATAAACCATTCTTAGGATTTTCAACAGGAACAAATACAACATAATCACTCTTAGTACTTGACCATACGCTTTCTTCTAATAAGAAAGACATATTTTCAGTTAACCAACTAGCAGTATCACTTCCTTTATTTAATTGCATAACTCTGAAATATTTTTCAGAGTGTTCTGGATGAATACCACTTGCAGTACCCAATACAACTGAAGCATTACCTGATGGTTTAACACAAGTAGTTCTTGCCGCTTGGTTAATATGAATAACTTTTGCAACTTCTTTATTTGTATCTTTTACAACTTGAGCTCCTTCTTGTAATAATTCAGCATTAAATAATTTTGGATTGTTCATCCATCCTGTAATACTAACACCTAACAAAGCTTCTCTTTCAAAAATCTGTCTACTTGTTTCTCCTAAATAAGGGAAATTAGTATAACCTGCTTGTAGTGTACCTAAAATAGATGCGTCTCTACAAGCCTTAAAGAATTTTTCTTTTGTTGTACATTTTTCAGCATTTATTTCTGTAAGATTACATCCTTGAATACCAAATTTATCTTTATTTACTCTAACGAACTCTTCAACCTCATCATATTTAATTTTTGAGAAATCAACATCCATTAATACAGGAATTTTTAAAATTTCAAAACATGGGTTGAACATATCAAACCAACTATTAGCAAATACAAATCCGATATCATTTGCTCCATCATTAAGTTTTACAAGATATTCAAATTGTTCTTTCTTAACTTCACTTCTCAATAATAAAACTGAGTTATTACTTCTACCTCTTTGCGGGTTTTCCATTCTCCAATTACCTGTCTTAGCATGAATCATTTCATCATCATTAGGGTCAACAATCATATTCAATGCTGAACGTCTAACACCACCCGATAATACCGCATCAGCTGAATGACAAATAACATCAAAAGCCAAAATTGGTCTAATCTTATCACCTTCAGTTGTAATCCATTTTTCAATTAACTGCTCAATCTTCTCTAAAGATTGTTTAAGTCCATCAGGACCTGGTGCTCTAAATCCTCCACTAATAAATGAACCTTTTTCTCTAATCTGTGAATAATCAAATTTTAATTGATACCCTGCATATTCTGGAAAAGGTTGCTCATCAACAAAGTATGATGACATTAATGCCCCCAATGAATCTGCCCATCCTTCAATACTATCTTCAATCACAAATGTTTTTGCTCCTAAAGTTCTTTTTTGAATACGACTTAAATTATTTACAAATGGAATAGATAGTCCACCACCAAATCCACAACCAGATAAGGCCAAATAAAATATCTCTTGGAAAACTCTGTTACGAGCAATATGACCTGACGTACAGTTAAACATTCTTGTATTATGTTTCATAATCTGTTCATATCTATATTGTAAATTTCTTTGGGATGCCAACACAGATTGTTCTTTCATACTTTCTAACGCTGAACTCAAATACGCTTCAATATCTTTTGAATATTTTTCATATTTTTTTCTGTGTCCATCAATAATGTTTTCACAAGCATCTTCCCATGTCTCATACCTACCTTTACCTTCCAACCATTTGAAGTAATCTGAGTGTAATTTCAAATCACTCAGGAATTTTTTACCTTTTTGCATATTTCTTTCTTTCTTTTTTTATTTTATTTATATTCATAATACTATCAAAGGACTTAATAAAATTAAACCTTCTAAGTTAAAATTTTTAATAAATTAATTAATTGTTGGACCAGCCTCTCTTAATTTTCTCTTATCTAAGAGTTCCTTAACCCTATCTCTTTTTCTTTCTTCTTGTTGTTCTTCAAACCCTAAGAAAGTTACCGAACTTTCGGTGTCTATTTCAAGTAGTTCATTGTTGAACTTGCAGTTCTCAAATACGACACCATCTTTACCAATTCTTGACTTGGTGATTGCAATTGTGGCTAAATTCATTTCCTTTTGTTGTAATGATTTTGCAATTGTTATAATAACGTGACCCACCTGAGCCTTTTTTATTGATCCTCCCATTTGGTCTGTAGTCACAACATCTGAAGATATTGAAGACCTATTACCTTGCGTTGCCGTCCAACCAACAAGATTTAATTCATGACACATAGATTCAAACCCTCTCATAACCGATCCCTCAGCTTTCCACTCATCTTTACTTGTACTTTCAGGTAATACACAATCAATATAATCCAAAAGGATTAAATCAATTCTAGTACCATCAGCTATTATTTTTCTAACCTGATTCTTAATCTGATTCATAGTCATACTATCAGAAGATAACTTCTTTAAAATCAATTCATTCTTCATAGTTTCATGAACCTCATTGATTTTAGACATCACCTCTTCTTTATGAATAACAAGATCATCAGGAGCAATACCCGTCCAAAGGGTAAAGTGTTTTCTTTGTACAATCTTTGGATTGTCTTCAAAAAATACCTGAAGAACATTATACCCAAGATTAAATGCTGTATTCGCAATCTTTGTTAAGATGGTAGTTTTACCAACCCCCGTAGGAGCTAATATAACACCTATCTCACCCTTTGCCAAACCACCCTTAAGTAGTTTATCAATTCCGGGTATACCTATCGGTATTGGGTGTCTAAAGTCCTCATCAAGGACTGTATCCAAATTTGCAAAGATATCTGTAATTCCTGTATCTCTCTCACCTACTTGCAACGCTTCTCTAACAAGACCCTCAACCTTATCATAAGATTCAAAGTCTCCCTCATTAATTATCTTCTGAGCCTTGTCCATCGCCTTCTGAAGTTCTTGTTGTTTACAAAACTTCAATGCCTTTTCCTGAACAAAAAGAGTTCCCTCTGATGGAGCATTCTTAATTTGTTTGATTGTATCAACAACAATTTTAGCAACAAGTTCTTGAGAAATTTCTGACTTAACTATTTGGTCTAAAGTTTCAAAGTTAGGAGTAGATTCATACTTCACATAATACTCCTTAGTCATCTGTAAGATGATTTTAAAGTACTTGTTATCAAAATAAGAACTCTCAATAACATCCATGATAGATGATGAAAACTCTCTATCCACCACTATTTGATTCAATAACTGCAATTGGAAAGTGTTTCCTAAATATTCAAAATTCTTATTCATAATTGTTTTAAAATGTTCCCCTATTTAATTAAATACTTACTTACTTAAGTCAAATTCCAAATATTCGTAACTTAATTTGCTTTCTGAAAAAATGTCAGTCAACTCTCTTAACACATCTTTTAAAAATGGTCGTACGTCCACCGTATAACGAACTTTTGGTGGAAATAATTTTCCGTCAAAAACTCTATGACAAATTGTCTGATCCCCAACCTTAACAAAAATGTTAAAAATCTCTGGTTCATCGGTAAACGATGTCTCCATAATTTTTGGGTCATAACTAATTGCATCTCTGTTGTCCATCATGTAAACAACTGTCTTCATTTTTAGATAATATTGTAACTCTTCCTTGAGTGTTTTAATATACTCATAAAGGTCTACAGAGTTTTTAGCCTTCGCGTTGTACCCTCTAACATTAAAAAATCTTTGAACTACAATATTGTCGTTTAACGTCAATAAGAATTCCATTTTTGTGCTGTCTTGATCTCTCATAATTTAATTTTTGTTTGTATTTCTTTTTTCTTTTCTAATTAATTTCATAAATGGTGTGAGGAAATTTACCCAAGCTTCATCATTCTTGGGAAGATACTTAAAGAGACCATCTTCCATCATCATTCTCATTAAGTTCTTGTAACCCCTATCTGTGGGGTCAATGGTATCATTATAAACTTCTTCTACAAATTGTTTGGATTCTTCGGTTAATAATGGAATAGTTAAATCAACTATTTTTTTGTTTGTAATATAAAACTCTTCTCCAAGTATACCGCTTTTTGTTTTACCAGTCAAAATATTTGATAAACTTTTAATAGGTTTTTTTTGCGGGATATTTCGTGCATTATCCAGTATTTCCTCAATAGTGCAGGATTTAGACTGCATTTCAGGAAATAACTTTACTAAAGTTTTTTCTCCCAATCCCTGAATACCATCAATATTATCTGACTTATCACCAACAAAGATTTTACATACCGCAACATTATAGTGCGGTATCTCAATCTTGTTTAACATAATCATATCACCATTCTTATAATATTGTTTAGATACTGGTGAATAAATTGTTACTGTTTCTGATATTAATTGGGTGAGGTCTTTATCACCTGAGAAGATGATAATCTGTTCGTCTTTTGCAATCTGACAATAGTATGCTATTAGGTCATCAGCTTCGTTGTTATCAATCTCAACTTGTCTAATGAATACTTCTTCCAAATATTCCTTAACTCTACCTCTTTGAGTAAGGTATGATTCATAAATTTCATCAGTACTTGTTTGAGTTCTATTTGCCTTGTATTGGGGATATAATAATTTTCGTGCGGATGAGTTAGATTCTCCATCCCACATCACAATCACTTTGTCGTGATTATGTTCTTCCAAGAATTTACGAAGTATATTGATGAAGTGATACACTCCACCAATATGATTACCATCGTAAAAAAGTTCTTTGGCTCCGTGAAAGCCTATTTTAAAAAGATTGTTACCGTCTACTAAAAGTGTTTTGGTCACTTTATTTATTTAATCTGTAAGTAAAATTGTGTCTATTCTGTAATGTCATCACCTGATTCTTCTAATACAATTTCACCTGTACCAGAAAGAATTCCATTCCAATATTGGGAATACTCTTTCTTATAAATTTCCAACGCCTCTTTGGTATCATCAATATACCCTTGAGGAACTGCGATTAATTTACCATCATTATATCCCAAACCATTTACGTGGTTCTTCAAAATTGAAATCTTAGTTCTGATTGCATATCTTACAGTTCTTCCTCCTTTGGTTGCTGTGATGTGGTTAATACCAGCACTTGCTTGGTTACCAAAAAGGAATACTAATGAAGATGCTAACCATAGTGCTTCTCCACCTTTTGCTTTGATTGTTGGTTGTCCGAATGGATTGTCTGGAAGAGCAACCCATGGTTGATTAACAACAACTAAAGTATTGTAATAAGCGTAATCTTCTTTCTTTGATTTAGAAATTCTTGAGTGAACTCCCATACCAATTTTATCGGCAAGTGTCGCAGCGTTATGTTGCTTTCCACCTTTACCATCAAATGTCATCTTACAAGGAATTGAACCTACAGAATCCCAAAGGAATAAAATAGATTGTTGTATGTCTCCTTTCTCTTGGGCATCCAATACTTCATTGATGAAGACGGTAACTTGTTCAATATAATCAAACCCATCATTAAAGATGAAGTCACCATCCCACTCGCCGTCTGAGTTCTTTTTGGCATCCAATCCTAATTCAACAGCATGTTCCCAACTCCATTTCTTTTCAGTAATGATAAAGACAGGTAAATGACCTTTCTTTTGAGCATCTGCGGCAGCCAAAATCATAGCGGTTGTTTTAGAACTATTACTATGTCCCAAAAACATATTAATACCTCCCATAACAGGACCTGGCAATCCACTTGCACTTAAGAACGCCTCACCACAATTGTAGTAGTTCGTTTCTTTATATTTTGTTTTAGTTGAGAACTTATCTTTAAATCCTCCAACACCTTCTTTTTTCTTAATTCCCGCCATCTTCAATTTTTTTAATATTTGGTAACTTATTTATTTTGTTTGGTCTATAAAACATACTATCTTCTTCATATAAGGTACCAATTTCTTCTTCATGAAAAGTTATCAATTTAAGACCTAATTCACCATCCTCACTCTCTTCCTTTAACATACCAAATAAAACCGTATCACCAATTTGTTTGGCTCTACCTGAATGATACCCCTTATCTTTTAACTGACTTAATATTTCATAAGACAATGTTTTATTATCTCTTGATTGTAATTCAATCTCTTCTTTAAATGTCATATTAATTTAATAAAAAGGGTGGAGTATTAACTCCACCCAATATAATTTAGAATGGTAAATCTGTGTCAATTTCAGCATCTTCTTGTGAGTCAACAACTTTTGCAGGAGATGATTTCTTACCTCCACCAAAAGTATCCGAAGAAACAGTTGAGTCTCCATAAGCATATCCACCTTTTTCAGTGTCCCATTTTGGAGTTTCTCCACGAGCAATTGCTTCAAGATATTCAACAGGTTTTTTAGAATATACATCTAACCAAGTTAATTCGTCATTAACCCAAGCTTTTGATTGATCATCTTCAACATGAAGAGGTGTTGGGTCATCATGCATAATAGTTGATACCGCAGTATACTCTTTACCATTTGGAGCCTTTGATTTGTTTAACTCAATGATAAGGTCACGTCCTTTTTCAGCGTCAGTAATATCACCTTTGTTTCTCCAAATTGGAATAATTTTATCCAAGATACCATCATTCTTATAGTTGTGCTTAAATCTCCAAAACTTTGGACCATCTTCTTCGTGGTCTCTGTCAATAACCTTAACGATGTAGAACTTACGCGACTTATATTGTTTCGCCAATTCTTTATCAGAATCTTTACCCGTAGACATCAACTCTTCATAAACCTCATTCAAAGGTGAACGTTCGTTGTCATTTTTTGCTGGGTCATAAAACTTTTGCCATTGTCCACCAACTTGAATTTCGTGGTACCAAGCTTCTTTAAATGGTGAAGAACCATCTGTTGTTGGAAGAATTCTTACTCTTCTTTGTCCTGACTTCTCTTTATCACTAAGGATTAAAGCGAAATACTTTTTCATTCTTTCGTCTTGCGACATTTTGAACTGCGGGCCTGCCCCTTGTTGTTTTGTTTTTTCATACTGTGCCAATACGGCGTCTAATACAT